CCTTTCTATTCATTAGACAACAGAGTTAATTAAGTCGTAAGCATATTCAAATTCCAATTGATAGTTTATCATATGGTTGTTGATGCTCTTGAATAGTTCAGTTGATTTCGTGTTTATCTTGACAGGGGATTTATCTAATAAGATTCTTTCGCTTGCCATTAGTTGTTTAATCGTTTCTGAGAACGTTTCATCTACCCAGTCAGTGTTCACCTTGATTTGTTGTTTAAGGTTCGTGTTGAACATTTTTCTTTGTCCTTCATGTATTGAGTAATTCGGATAGGTAGATTGCATCAGATTGTACTCCGTGTTTTCCATTGATATGGATGTGCTTGATGCTTTGTAAAACCATTCAGTTTGCCAAGCTCCATAACGATTCACAAAATCACATCTAACAGGTGTGTACTTGCACTCCTCTTTAGGTCTGAAAGTCGCACTCCAAATCACGCCACTTCCATTTGATATCTCTACTAAGTTACCATCATTCAAATATGTTGGATATACCTTCGCCCAATCGTTAACGTTTGACGTGTTCAAAGTAGAGAACTGAGTAGCACCTGTGCTTAGGTTTGTGTATGTAATTGAGTGACCAAATGCACCTTCGATTGTAATGTGTCCCGTGTTACCTGTGCCATCCAAATAATATGTTGAATCAACTGGAGATAAGTGAACGTATCCTAAATCAGCATTGTATCCATCAGTGTAATATCCGAAACCATCGAATGCTCTGCGTGTCTGAGTAGTTCCAACTTGAATAAAGATTGTACTAACTTTCTTGTATATCTTTAAACCTACCCAACACCATTGAGTTGCAGGAGTTACAGGATTTCCAGATGTAACAGATTGCAAAGTGTTGTGGTCAATGTACTCTTTTATGTATGGAGAAATGTCATAGTAAGTTGCAGGTGCATTGGATGATGGTATCTTCTTGCTTAATGTGTAAGCAGGTGAAGCAGGCATTGGAGTAGTGTTACCATTCCAAAGAAAGATTTCAATTTTCGTTTCAATCTGAGCAGTCTCATTGATTGTAACTATGTAAGGTGAGCGTGCAAAAATTGCCATTTATTTTTGTGTTAAGTATATTGATTCGTCAAATAGTTTTACTGCATCTAATCCAAAAGCCTCAATCAAAGTATCAGGCAATTCTTTAAATGCTTTCTCAAATGGTTTGGTAAAGAATAAACTCGGTTTGATTCCGTTCATATAAACACCACGAGCAATCATAAACTGAAGGGATTTTCTTGATGCAAACTTTCCTTTCTTTCTCGGAGCTAATCCTTTTTTAACTGCCCACTTGTCAAATGCTCTTGGAGGAGGAGGTGAGTTAGTATATTTAAACGGAGTGTTGTATCTTTTCTTTTTACCTGATACCCCTTTGTCCTGATAGATACCATATTCCTCCATTGAGAACTCCATCTCAAAAGAGTTTTCGTTTGCCTTAACCCTTCCCTCAATTGAATCATAAAGTTTACCTCCGTCTTTTCCAAGTCGAGACAGGTTGTTCTTTGCCTGCTCGATTACATAGTCACGAAACTTTTCTAATTCTATTTGAAGCTCCGATTTGGTCATTCCACTACTAAATAAGTTGGTTCAGTTGGTTCAGGAGCTTGACTAACAGAACCCCAAGATGAAGCATATTTTTTATCTACAATAACATAAGCTGAATTCGTCCACGTGTACAATTTACCTGTATTAATTGCAACGTACAAAATAGAGGTATCACCCCTCTGAGGAAATGCAGCACGATTGTTATATCGTTCGTGTTTTTGTGGTAGGTTAATATTAAAAGCCATTAGCAGATAGTCATATCGTTTGGAACTGTAATATCAAATGTCATTGTCCATCCTGCAAGATAGTTCTCAAATCTTTCAGTGAATGGTTCTAAACTTGGTTGCCCTTCAATCACAAACAAATCATTCCAAAGATTACCGTGCATCATTTGCTGATAAGCACGATTTAAAACTGCGTGCTGAGTGTTTAGTACATCCAACTCATTGTTGTTCTCTTGGAATGTATCAGTTACCTCAGCTTTGGAAATGTCTACAATATCCATTGCAAGAATAGATACGTTGAATGTTTGTGTGTTTGGAGTAAGCGTTGAACTGTTGACCATTATGTGAGTTAATGGAAAGATAGTCTGCTTATTCAAGTCTACCTGAAAGATGTCGCCTTGAGTAACCGTGTTCACTATCGGATCACCATCAAAGTGTCCTTTTAGTTTGTCTAATATTGTGTAGTATCCTGTCATCGTTTTATACTGCGTTCAAATTGTCTACGTTCGATTTCGTTTTTTTGCTTTTCAAAGACGAGATAGGTGAGACATTTAGTAAGTCTGAGTTCGGTAACTTCGTCAAATCTTGTAACGTCCCCTTGAGCAAGTCCATATATTGATTGATACCATCCCCATCGCTTGGCAAATTGAGTTGTTTCTGAAAAGTCATTTGCAATTCCTTGTTCGTCTTCATCTCCTTCTCCAAATAATTCAGGGTAGCCTGCAATAACTCGCTTCCTAAATTCCAAAAAAAAACACTACTTGAGATTACCACATCCAAAGGTGCGAACTTCATCAACTCCTGAAAGTCAACATTCGGTTCGTATGGTACAATATCGTACTTATCCTTTCTTGATTTAGAAATAGGTCTGTACATTACTGCCATTGCTTTGTGATAGTCCTCCCAATTAGTAAGATGATTTTCTAAGTCAACGTATTCTCCAAATGTAATTGCCTCAAGTTCTGGAATAAATCCAAACTCAATTTCGGTTTCATTAGCTTTAATCGTAAACCTATTCTTAAATGTTGGCTTCTCAGAGAATAACTTTGTGAAGTGAAGTATCAACTCATTCAAAGATGTTAGCTTCATTTTAACTACATCCTTTAGTGTAATGCCACAGAAGATTTCCACCATCTTTTGAGCAACAAATTCTTCATCATTGGAATCTGCTTGTACTTTCAAGAACTCTTGATAGTGCTTTAATGGAATTTCACTTAGGCTTGATGGAACGTTAATTTCTAACTTCATAATTATAAAACGATTTATTTAGTGTTTTGTTGTACCTGCACAATGTCGTAAGCTGCACATAACATTTGAAAGTGCAATCTCATTTTCATTGGTTCATCAAAGATAATCTTTATTCGTTTTCCTGTACGTTTGTATATGTAATCTTCCACCACTGCTTTGAGCATAGGTAAATCATCTGATGAAGTATTTTCCATAGTTACTTTTTAATCCTAATGATTCCATCTCGTGGTAACGCAACGCATCAATAGCGTGATTGAAATGGTCAATAGGTACGTTAGTTTTGTCACCGTCTTTCTTTAGCGACCAGCAATAACTCCTAAGCTCTTTGATTAGGTTCGTGCTTTGAGATGTCACTAAGTATTCCTGTCGTTGCATGATGTCAATTCCAAACCTGATTGAGTCAGTTCCCTTTGTTACGCCTTTAATCATTTTGCCGAACCTTCGAATCTCCTCAATTGATTTCGGTTCTGAGGAATCCGCATATATGGTAACATGGCTTGGTAACACCTTAGCAATGTCAGAGTTCACCATCCCTGTACGGTAACAGATTTCATTTACTATTCGTTTGCCATTCCAATTGTAGACTTCAATCGCTGATGTCGGGTCATTCGTGTATCCAAAGTCAAGTCCGATTCCAAGTAACTTAGCTTCGGTTGGTATGGTGTCAATTGTTTTCCAGTTGTTGAAGATTACTCCTTCCAGGCTTCCGATTTCTCCAAGTCCATATACCCGCCACCAATTCGCCCAATAAGAACTCGTTGCTGCTTTCTCACGGTTCTTTTCAATTTGGCTTACTATGGATTCATCAAGTGCTTCGTTGTCCTTGTAGGTTAAAATAATGAAATCTGAATCAGGTTCGTCTTTCAGTTCAGTGTGTACCCAAAACTCATTAGCAGGATTGAAGTCAAGGAATATCTCTTTCTTTGTACGGATGGAAAGCTCATTGTAAGATTCGAAGCTCACGTTGTTGCACTCGTTAATGTAGAGAACGTCACGCCTTGCTCCTCTGAGTTTAGATGAATCATCTGCTGAGAAGAACTCCATTACACTTCCATTGCCGAACTCATATCTTAGAAGTGACTTATTGAATCTATCTTCAATATACCGTCCTGTCCACCTCATGACTTTTGTGAAATCTTTTAATGCACCCCTTCGCAAATGTGGTATGGATTCAGCTACAACCGAAACTTCTAAGTTTGGATAGCGAGTACATCGGTCAATCAGAATTGGAAGTATCGAAAATGTCTTACCCGCACTCGTACCTCCTTGGATAATTTTAATTCTCTTTTTTAATTGCAGAATTTTTTTTATTGCAGTAGTTACTCTAAACATATTGTATTTCTATAACTCCTTTTTTAAGTCTACGATAAAACGTAGTTGTTCCAATTTCAAGATGAGATATTAAAGCGTTAACTGAATCAAATAAAACTCCATTAAATTTAACCTTTTTGCTTGATGGTGCTTGTGCATTTTTCAATCCTTTATTCCAAGGTACAAAACCTTTTTTAAATGCCGTGCTATTTCCTTCTTCTCCTACAATGTTACATAAGTTTTCAAGACCTAAAGACACAATGCAACTACGTTCTATTTCTAATGCTTTTTCTTTACTGATTCCGTTTACAATTATTTGGAATTGAAATCCGTTATTATTCCAAACGTACTTTCTCCATTTTCTATTTCGCTTTGAACCTCCATCAAATACTCTATCGTTTTTACCTATGCCCACATAAAAACATTCTCCTGTGATTATGTTGTTGTGAGTGTACACGTAGTAGTTATTCATTATCTGATAATTCATCAAGGTTAAACAATGGTTGTTCTGTTACAATTGTGTTTTCTACTTTCTCAGTTAATCCGTTTAAACGCTGTGTGATTGATGCGTTGTATTGTCCAACCATTCCTCCCTCAATTTGGTCTCTGCGGATTTCTTTGCGTATGTGCGTACAGATGGGGACAAATTCTTCATATCTTTTTTCCACATTCTTAAAATACTGCTCAATGTGAAATCCAAATTTATTCAAAGTCCATATCTCAAACCCTTCTAAAGTCAATGGAACTTCAAGTGGTTCTGCAACCATGTCTCCGCTCCTTTGGTTCATTACATATTTGTAGCGTGGGTTTTCTTTTACGTATGTCTTATATGCTTTGAACATCTCTAACATATCTTCAGGTGCTTCAACCTTTCTTGGTCTTCCTACTTTTGCCATTTTTTATTTCGTGTTTTTGTGGTATTTAAAGTGGTCTAAAAATTCATTTTCATCTATCTCTTCAACGCACATTAATCCATCTGCGTCTGTTAAGTAAACCACATAGTGAAATCCTTGCTTTGATAGATACTCTGTTACTTTGTTAGCAGCTTCTATCATTTCCTTACCGTGGTCAACTAAGTAGTATCTCATTTCGTGTTTATGCAGTTTCCTCTTCTTTGTACTCCTCCATTACTCGTTGCATCTTAACTATAATCTCTCTTAAGCAACTTGCACAAGATGTTGGTTCTTGACGTACTTTGAATACACGGTTGTATATCTTTAGGATTTCATCCTGCTCACTTGGTTTAATCGTGTTTTTGTACAATACCTGCGTTTCATTTAAGTAATTGTATTCAACTTCAGTCAAGCACTCTGGTTTGTTGTATGGGAACATCGCATTCAGCTTTGCTTTGCGTGCATCACATCCACAGTCATCTCCTGCAATGAACTTAACGAGTTTCTTAATTCCTGTTGCCTCTGTGATTTGTTCTATTGTATCTCCTAATCCTTCAGCTTTCTTTCTTGGTGTTCGTGTTTTTGCCATTTGTTATTTTTTAAAGTGTTCTTTACTTAGTTCTGCTAAATCATTTCTAAGAACTTTAATTTCATTTCGTAAATCTGAATTTTCATTCCAAAGTTCTCT